TATATCATCTCTTCTAAGCAATCTATCTCGCCTTCTTCTCCAGTTTGTCATGTAACGCTCTATTGCTCGTATTTGCGCTTTAACTTGGAACACGCCTTTGTTGTGTTCCCTGAATGCGGATAACTCATCGAAGCGACCTTGACGCTTCAAGTCATTCAGCGTAAGAACTGCTCCATCAACTACCTCGCGCAACTCGTAAAACTGTTGTTGTAATCCGCCAGATTTGTCTGCGTCAATTAATAATCTTTTTACGACTGGTATATCATTTATGTTTGGAGGCATGATCGGTGTTCCAGTTATACCTCTTGCGAAAACATCCATGATATCTAAAACATAACCCCCTAATGTTCCCGTGTACCCGCTTATTACATGTTCTATTTTTATTGGCGATACATTAAACGCTTCTCCTAAAAGCCTAGCAACTTCATTGGTAGACTGTCTTGCTTGATATGCTGGCATTTCTTTTAATTTGTAATAAGGAACGATCTCTGTATTCGTGAAGCTATTTCTGTTTATAACAGCTTCAAAAAGTGGTTTGAGTGCCTGTATTCCTATATCGCCACCAATGATTGGTATTTCAGCAGACGTTCCCAACTGTCTTTTTATAGATGTGAGAGGAGCTTTCTCAACAGCATCCTCGCCCATAGCCATATCTATAAGTCTTTCAGGTATGGCTTTAAATAACATACCAACTTCAAACGGAATTGGTATTTTAATTGTATAACCAAGTCCTGTAGGTATAAGCCAATTGTCATCTCTAACTTCTCGTTTCACCTCTTTGTATTCGTCAGTATCTGAGACCAGTAAATAATATAATGCCGTCAGTCCAATCATCGTTCCAGCCCGCAGACCGAACTTACGCATGATTTTATTTTTTACATCATCAAGCGTTTCGCCTGGTTCGAGCTTGTCGATAGCAGAATATTTACCAAAAGCTGATCTGTAGAGTACGTCTAGACCTTGGATTCTTGCATTCAGGAATGGGATCGCTGCGGTAATAACTCTAAATAGTGGAGATAGTCCTCGCCTTCCAAAGTTTATAATTTCTAGAGACTGGTAAGCGGCTTCTGATTGCGCTTGAGCTTCATTGAAGCCTCTGTTTTTCATGTCGTTATAGACTGCATTGTAAACAGCAAGTCTAGTAGCTCCATCTGATTTGGTAGTCAATGCACCCAGTCCATCCCAAACCTTAAAGAATCCATCCTTGGCTGATATTCCGTTATCTGGAGTTAATCCTTGCTGCCTTCTCGCTCTCTCCATCAACTCAACTACACTTCCTTCATCATTCTGGAAGTCATAGCCACCAATAACACCAAACTTTTCTAAGTCGGTCATATCGGCAAACATGTTCTTTACAGTATCTATTACAGGAGTAAACCCTTCGCCACCAAGCGGTGCGCCTGATGTGATTGCTGATGACAGCGTATCTCTAAGTAAGTTAACTATTACGAAACCTGGGTCTCTGGTAACTGTGTCTCTTAATATTGCTGATGGGAATGCAAGAAACTTAGTAACTGCGTCTGTCTTAACGCCACCTATTGCTTGTATTCCGTGAAACAACTCTATGTCATCTACTCTGTAATATTTCTTTTCTCCATTTTCAAAAACAAATATTTTATTTTTTGTGTCTTTTATTTTTTTAGGGCTGTCTAAAAACTCAGCCTCTCCCATGCTTTGAAGGTCTCTTAATAATTTACTAGTCCCATCATTTTTCATGGCACCTGTAAGAATAGATAAAGAGTTTCTAGCTATAGCCTCAACTGGATTTACTTTGATCTCTTCAGGCGAGCCTTTCATTTTAATATTTAGGGGGTTGCTTGGTAGTGAGCCTCCGCCAATGGTTGGAGCAGCAAGACCTTCTTCGTCTACCATATCTCTGTAAAAAGGATAATAACTAGAGTGCTGTATCCACATGGCAGCTTGCTCTTTATTAACCAGACCTTTAGCTTCTGCAAAGTCTATTAGTTTGTTATTCCACTTCTGGTAATTGTTATAAACCTCTATAACTACAGGGTATTTTTTCCTAATAGTCTCAAGATGTTCTTTGTCTTTTTCGGTTATTGGGCTAGCTACTTCTCGCCCATTGTCTTGCATTGTTTTAACTCTGTTGATCTTCGCGTAAAGAGCAAAAACCGCTTCAAGGTCAACAGTAGGATCAGCGTACAAAGGAGACATGATTTGCATCAAACCGCCCTTACCTGTATTGCCATCTATAAATGGATTGTATTTGGTGTCTATGTCTAATTCTTTGACATTAGTTAGTGCAGATGTACCAGCAATAGAATCGCTAACGAAACCGCGCATCAACATACCTTGAAATATTCCTCTGGCTTTATCTGCCAAACGCATAGCTGCCATCGTAGACGTATCAGCAGAATTATTAGCTAGTCTGACATTTTCGTTTTCTTCGCTGCCTTGTAATATTTTTTTCTCTACCTTGTCCAGCTTGTCTACAAAGTTCTGCCTAAAATCTACAAATGCAGAACGAACACTTTCTATTGGATTGTTGATTACATTTAGTAATGTGGCACCAAGAGATGTTGTTTCGGCTGGCGAATAACCAGTTCTTTCAACAGCTTCTACAAACTCTGTAGGCACTGCACCTCTAGAGTAGTTAGGTATATCTCTAGGAGGCACCTTAGCTGTGACATCTTCGTTAAAATCGATAGCGGCTTTTAAAGCCACGTCAGAGGCGTTTACGTTGTAATAGGGTATCTCACCCCTCGGAGTCTGTTTAACGACCTCTACAGCCTTTTCTGTGGCTTCTGATAGCTGTTTATTGACAGCCGTATTCTTATCTTCTGCAAATCGTTTTGATCTAGAAAACAATGCTAGCTGTTTTGGAGACTTGGGTTCTTTGCGAGCATCTCTAAATTCCTGTTCTAAACCATCTATCTGATTTCTTATATTAGTGATCTTCCTGTCAAGAATTTGATAATTTCTGCGGCTCATCAAGCCACCCTCTTGTCTCATTTCAGACTCAAGCGGATATAACTGCTGTTGCAGTTCATTTATTTCAGCCTGTATTGCCTCCTGTTCTGGCGTAATAGGGTCTCGATTTATAACCTGTTGCCTAAATCTATTTAGAGAGTCATCTAATGACTGATCTGCAATAGGCGGTCCCACATCAAAACCTCCCAATGCTTCTCTTCCGCCCAATGTAGCTCGTATTTGTTTTTGACTAAGATTAGTAATTTTTCCAGCTTGTAATAAAAACTCTGAAAATGCAGTACCTTGTTTAGCTGGTATGTTAAGAAGCTTTCTAATTGTTTCAGTAAACTTATCCCATAAAGACTTCTTGCCTCTAGGTGCATACGATATGCCTTCCATGAATTTTTGAAACTCTCGATCAGTAAAGCCAACAGCCATTAACTCTTGAATATTTTTTGTGCCGTATTGAATATAAAAATCTACATCTTCACCTGCTCGTTTTTTAGCATTTACTTCTTCTCTTACGCGTTTTCTAATTTTTTCTAACTCATCAATAACCTGTCTGGTTTTTGCATCATTGCCAGGATTATATGTAGCAGCCTGAGTTGCTTGATGAATAAATTCATGGAGTATTGTTTCAAAATCTACACCATTAACACCACTTCGGCTTTTACTTACATCATTTATATATATTTGTTGTCTAAATCCACCATCATATACAAATGGAGCATACGAAACTCCTAACCAGTCAAGGCTTCCACCTTTATGACCGCGCATATTTAAACGATCTGATCCGCTTTTAATTATGCGGAATTGAAAATCTATTTTTTTAATTCGTTTAAACTTTTTAACTTGTGCTAATAATCTATCAGCTATTAATTTATAGTCTTTGCCTGGTGCATTTTTAGATAGCCAGGTTAATACATCTACACTATCTCTATGCTCGTGACCAAACTCTTTTAAGATTGCAGCTTTTTGAGCTTGTAACTGCTCTGTGGTTTGTTCTCGTCTGTTAAATATTCCTGTGCCAGTACGACCTAAACCGCTTGGCGTAATAACTAAACCTGTTATTGGATCAGTATCCGCAGCAACATCTTCAAACGTAGTTACAGGGGTAGCTATACCGCCATCTTCGCCCAATGTAGTTACATCTGTAGGCTCGCCAACGTCTGGAGCTTCACCTTCTTCATACTCTTGTGCTATAGGCGCATCTATTAATTGTGGTGGTAGTCGATCAAGTTCTCGTAAAGTTCTAATTTCATCTCGTTCTCTAGCGCCAACTACACCCTGTTCAATATCATTAAATATATCGGATGTTCGTTTAAATCCTGACATACGCATTGCTCTTCCCATTGACTGGAAAAACTCTGCTATTTTGCCAAGGATACCTTTTGCTTTAGGAGCAATATCTGGAGCATGATTTCTAGATCGAAACATTTCTGCAATTGCTTCTTCAACATAAAGTTCTTCTTTACGTTCATTAGTAGCAACAGCTAAATCTCCTCTATTTTGATTTTCTGCTACTGCTCGTTGATAAAATGTTCTTCCTTTATATCTTGAGTCATATGTCGATGGCACTTTTTTACGCTTTACTTCTTTGCGTAAATACTGATACTCAGGCTCTGTCATTAAGTCTTTTTCACGAAATGCATGAATCATTTCATGGTCTAAAACTTGGTTTAATCTTTCTAATATTTGATCTTGTGTAGCTGTTCCGTCTGGATTTACAGCATTTAATGACAAAAATATAATATCTGTATTTCTATCGTACTCACCCTCAACAGCGCCTAAAGCTTCTGTTGCTCTAGCATCTCTAGGATCAAACTTTATTTCGCCATCTTTAGTCTGTACTAAACTAGTTGTAGATAATATGTCATTACTTATGACTAACCCTGTTTCACTAAGACCAGCTTTATCTAATTCTTTTCGTAACTCTTTAGCAAATTTATTAGTTCTGCCTTCCTGTACCGCATCTCTAAAATTAAATACTTTTTTATCTATTTCATCTGGAGGCAATACTTTTCTTTGTCTTTGACGTTCTTGCTCTATCAAAGAAACAATCGTTTCTTCTGGTAATTTATTTTCTCTTCTTAATCTATCGCCAAACTCTTGAGGCGTTTCATTAAATCCCTCCGCTCTTCTGGCAATATCAAATTCATGGTTAGGTCTTATTCTATATTTATTAGTGCCTTCTATTTTTTCAACACGACCACTAGTTACAAGATCGCTAATAAATTGTTCTGTCGCAGCCTTATCGTTAGCTGTAACGCCATCAGCTAGTAAGTCATTTACAGTAAATTCAATGTTTTGACTTCCTCTAGACGCAACAAAATTAGCAACATCTTGTGCTGTATATTTTCTAGGTCTGAAGTCTGGAAATTTAGTTCGGTTGTTGAACTGAGGTAAGGAATGTAAACGAGCTAAAAATAACTCTTTTACGCCACGATTTCGTGTTTTAGGTATGTCTGCGGTGCCAGTCCATCGAAGGGCTGCATATCTAACCGCAGGGTCTTTGAAGTCTAAATCTATATTTTTAGACGCTGCAATATCTTTCAAATACTTGATATTTACATTTGGTTGTTCTTTGTCTGATATTATTGATGGCTCACCAGCTTTTTCATTTTCTTGAAAAACCATATTAGCCATATCATTTAACAATATGTTGTAGTCTTTTTTATTTAAAACTTTGGCTGCTTCAGGCATTGTGTATGAGGCTTTTAAATTAAGCCCTTTAGACTTAACGTATTTACCAATTTGTTTTAAATGAGCTTTTTTACGCTCAATCATTTCGCTGTAAGTATTTTTTCCTACAAAACCAGCATCTATTTTTTCTTTAGAAAAAAGTTTCTTTTGTGCTTCTGAAAGCGTTGAGTCAAAGTTAACTAATGTTTGTAAGTTAATCGATGAGGTATTTGGGTCATTGATAGTAGCGCCAACTCTATATGCAGTAGCAGAGTTAGGCATACCTAATGAATAGGTTGCATTATCCAAATCAACTTTTAATTTTTTACGCTCGTAGTTTGTTTGTTCTTTGTTTTTAAAGTTAAGCGCTTCTACTTCTGTATCAAATTGTTGAAGTATTGGAGACTCAGCATTTTGCAAATCAACAACAGCAAATTTTTCTGCTGCATCTTGTATTACCTCCAACTGCGGACCAGGCATAACAGTAGGGGGAAGCGGTATGTCTGGTTTCACAACAGGAGGTAAATCTGTAATTTCTTCTACATCGCCTTGCGCTTCTGCTTTAAGAAATTTATTTTCTTCATCAAGACTGATTACATTTTTTCTAGCTTGTTGTTCTCTTTCGTATAAATATTGTCTGCCTTTGCTTCGACCAGACATAGCATTTACGCCAAGATCAGCTAATGCACCAACCGCGCCACCAATCGTAAACTCATCAAATAAACTATCGCCTATTGGTAGTTCATCACTATACAAACCTCTGGCAATAAGGTCTTGAGCTAGACTTGCACTTACTTCTTGCAAGCCTTCTGCTGCACCACTTTGTAATGCAGAGCTTAACTTTCTTCGTATATCGCTATATTGCAATGCATTTTTTGGTACACGTTTTAATAAATTAAATACTGGTAATATTTCTGTAAGCCCAACCAAGCCACCGCCAAGTTCTGCAATGGTTTCTGTCACGCCACCTACATCTTCACCTAATTCTCTAGATGCACTTACTCTATCAGCTTGTTGAGAAATACCACTAGGAACAGCTAATGCTGCTGGAACCAAAAACATAGGATTGGTTATTCCTGTGCCTCCTATGCCTCTAGCTTTTGCTATTTGTCCTGCTTTACCAGCCGCTAAAAATGGAGCGAATGACCCTAAACCTTCACCTAGTTTGGTCATCCATTGATCACGATAAGCAGGGTCTGCTGCCAATGATGACTCA